CTCGTGCTGTGAGGATAATCTACTTAACAGACTTAGAAGGCGCAAAAACCAATTCCTGGATTCGCGCCTGCAACTTATCGACTTCATCCAAACGCTCCATATCATCCATTTCGGAGACATGACGTGGTTGTGAAAAAGCCAAACTAATCAATGAGCCCATGGCCCTACTAATCTCTTCGTTCGGCGCTCCGCTAACATCAACCCGAAGCACCGGGTCTTTATACATATAATCAACGAACATCTTAGCTTCAACCTTAAACTGCAGGATGGAACGCTTAGCATTAGCGGCTGCATTGTTCAACTTACGAACACCAGGGTAGGTGTGACTTGGAACAGTGTTTATCACTCTTAAACTCTCATTAACGAGTGATTCCTGCTGCTTAACTAAGTCAAAAACCTGATCAGACTTGGAAGGCTCTGTAACGTTGACGGACATAATGATAGTCCCTAATTATAGACAGACACTTAAAACAATAATAAAAGAGAGAGATTGTGGAAATTATAATAAGGAAACTCAAAATCAAGATGACAACAAGATCGTTAGTTTGCGTTAGAATCATTATGCTACCAGGATTGTAAATCCGCTAAACTAACGTGACTAATCATCTCCGGTTCAACCATCGGAGAATACTTCTTTATCCTAATGAGGCGCCTCCGCAAAAAGGCCGCCTTAGAATAGGAACCATAATAAGAGATGAGTGCGCGCACATTCTCATCTAGCATCTCCGGATATACGTACCGCATCACTTGGGCACAATGGGCACGATCATCGTGTGTCGCAAAATAGGTCCGCATAACATCACGGACTGATTGAGCATAATCAACAATCAGATTGGGATCAAAACGTTTAGTATGAAGCTTTTTGACTAGTTTCAAAATATTGGGACACACACCATCATAAGTGTACATGTGTCCACAAAACTCAAAGTGACCACGAGTGGTTGACTCCTTGACGCTATAACCCCGCTCTTTCAGCGTGTTGAACATCAAATCGTCGACCTCCCGCTCACCCAAGAAACTGCCATCATCACCTCCAACTAAAAACATTTTTAACGACTTGACTCTATAGCGCGTAAAAGTCAAACCAAATTTCCATATGGTATTCCCGAGCCAGGTCTCCCAATCACCAGAATCTTTGCTGTTCTGAACGTTCATTACCGCTAAACCGCGGGCTACAAACACGCGCTGCACAACCACGTTCAAAAGAAGGTCAAGATACGCACCATCACCTCGTTTCAACGTGTCATCATCCGCGGCGTGTGGCTCAATTGCCAGTCCGGTTTCACGCAGAGCATAAGAGAAAACCATCCTCAAGAACTCAGTCGTTGTCTCATCCTGCGAGGAATCAAACTCCGTCTCATCATCGTTGTAAACAGTGTCAAAGTCACTCGGGGTCAGACCACGCTTCTTCATTTCGAGATGGACCTCACGAGGTTGCAATTCATTGTAAAGAATGATCCTCCGATCAATTGAGCGCTTCAATGCATGGAAGATTGCTCGCGTCAAAATTAATGCGTGGCAATTCTCTTGCTTATCATGCGCTGCGATACCCTGACCGACCTTCTCAGTATTCATGTTCTCTGGTCCGGCCCCCAACTTCACCTTAAACTGATTTTTATGGAAAAAGTCGACTACGGTCTTACCTGATACATCAAAGCCTTTAAGGGATCTGTCAGTCCCCTTGCTCTGCATACTCTCACAGGTGTCAAAGGCGGCAGCTATCACGTCAAAAGTGTTCACGGCACAACCACCCAAATAAGGCTGCACGCGCTTGAACATCACTCTGGCCAGCTTCTTGGCCCCGATGACATTTGTATGTTTGTTCCTGGCATAACGTCCTAGCATAGTTTTAAGCCGCATCACCATGTCCTTTGGATCATAGTGCTTAGCATAGGTACGCGTCGGCAACGTGTGCACATCTGATTCCTGTTGGTACGAAGCCAAAATGGCGTTCAGATTAAGCTTCAAGTTCGTGGGTGCGTTCTTTGCCAACTCGGTAAGAACAGGCTCAGCATAAGGCTTCTCAACGCCCATTCCATCAATGGATAAAATTTCATCGACGGCGACCATATCTGTGAACGGGTTCTCAAGACACATATTCACATCATCAGCGACTTTCACTTCAACATCACGCACATGCGGTACCATCGGAACGATCGCGACGGACTGAATCTCATGACTAGCTGAAGCGATATTAAACTCAGCGATTTGCTCTTTGGCTCCGGGCGCCAGATATACAATCGTAGGCCCCTTTGATCGCGTCAATGCTACGCGCAAATAATTCGCCTTCGCGGTGATCGGTCCAGGGCTGATCCAAACTTCGGTTGAATCATAATCGTTGCCCTGAGACTCATGCGTGGTAATTAATCCGTTGCAACGGTTCTTGTCACTCTGATAGAGTCCAATGCATGTCGCTTGAGCGTCCATTCTGTTAGCATCTTCAATGACTCTAAATGTGTCGGGCCCCTTAACCGCCGTCATGCGCATATCACCAGTGTAACCGAACTCACGATTCATCAAGTCTACAACGTTCGAAGGGTTTCGATAATTGATGTTGAGATGCTTGACAACGCCAAGCTGCACCTTCGCCATGAAATCATGCAGCCCTGCCTTGGTTAGGGGTTGAAGACTGCTGAAATCGACGAATTCAATCTGCAAAAAGTCACCCACTAAATAGTAATCACACTTGGGATGCAGAGTTGAAAACGCAGCAAGAACGCCGGGGCCTTGCAAAAAGGCTTCATCAATGTACACACGCTCTGGGCGCACTATGTTGACAACGGACATGCTCCTGTGCACCGTATCAATGCACGAAGCCAACCCAGGGTGCTTTAGACGTTGCTCTTTGCAATTCTCATTGGTGGCAACAACCCACATACATTTGCCAACGCCAAAATCACGCACACTCTCAGCAACATAAGTTGATTTGCCGCATCCAGGGCCACCCCAAATGACTCTCACACAACGAGGGGTTGCAAACTCACAGCTCTCAAGTTGTTCGCGCACATTGAACAAAAGTTCACGCAGCGCTGGCTTACCCTGCGACTCATACTCACCTTGCTCAAGCGCCGCCATGTATTCCCGCAAGTGCACTTGTTGAACCAGATCATCCGGGCAACGCCCAATTGGGCCTGGAATAGATGGCAGCTTAATCTCTTGTAGAGCAATCTGGGTTGACGGTTCTTCAATTGGTTTCAAAACGGGTTCGCTCCTCAAAGCGGCCAACCTGCGTTCGATCTCTGCAGTGGCATTGTCAACGGCTGGCACTTCAAGTTGCTTGAGTACATCCAAAATGTCATCCGGCGGAGCTTGACATGGCGTTTGAACCATGATCTCATTAATCAACCTGCCTGGTATTCCAACGGCATATGTGAGGCAGCTCTTCACCATATTAATCGGGGCGTTCAAAATGCGTAAAGCAATATTATTCGCCCCGAGGCTCACACGGCTAACACTGACGCGATTTTCATTCACTTTCCAGTCATCAAAATGCAACTGGAAGATTTTCCCAAAGTGCTTGACATAATACACTGAGAAGCTCCCCATATCGTACCCAGCCATACTAGCAACCCTTTGACAGTTTTTAGAGCGAAGCAATTGCACGAACGTCTCGGCTGAATACAAACACAGTAGGCCAAATTCCAGCTTGCTCAGGACGCGATAGTCACCTTCGACTGAAATTGAACCCATAAGCAAACTAAAAACAATTCTTGCAATCAGGGTCACAATTCCACTGGACGAACCCATTATGACGTTCAACAACATCATGGGTCCGGGCATGCCGCTGAACAAGTTGTAAATACACAGCGCCGGTATTACAATATTCACAACGAAACGTATGAGTGTCCTACGGAGAAAAGCACCGGCCGAACCGAAAATAAAATTATACGTAGCGCTTTTGTGTATCTCATACTGAGCTTCAGCTAAAGGAACGTATTGCTCATTGCGACGCAAGTCCACTTCGATACTGAAAACCAGACTGTGTAACATATCGTTCAATTCGTCGGCTTTAAAATTTGTTGGCTCAAATAGACGCTGTCCGGCAATCACGAAATTATTCTTGGTCGCACGATAATAATTGACAACATCCTTGAATGTCAATCCTGGATTGCTCATTATGTACGTCATCATCGATTGGTGGATAAACTTTGGAATGTTATATACACGGGTCATTCCAGTTGTCGCATAATACTGCAACGACTTCACACCAATCGTCGCGGTAGTGTCATGCACAACTAACTCATCAATCTTCCGATTCGTGACGAGTAAATCCATAATCACAAGGGGTCCACAGGTCCTTTCAACCTGGATGAAAAGGTTGCTACCATCGTCAAGCCGTTGCGGCTTACAATACAACCACTCAATCAAAGTTACCCAACTGTGGCGATATGCCACTTGGTTCACTTGTCCCTCGAAATAATAAACAATTTTGGGGTCCGTCACCATTTCGACCTGGGTTTGGGTTTTATCGCGCATAACCGCGATGCCGTGATCACTGTGAGTCCTGTCACAATCACCAACGATCTGATGCAGACCGCTAGGTAGCAACATGGCCACAGTTCCAGTTTTAACGCCACGGCGCCTCATGAATTCACCTAACTTCTTCGGGTGGATGTCATAAGCGGAATCAACACTAATCAGGTGATCAACTGGCTTATGCAAACCTTCACACAGCGTAGGTTCAACGCCAACTCCGTTGAAGCAATAACGCCCGTTGCAGCCGAGTGTAGATTCATATGAGGTCTTCAAAGCAAGACGCTTGGCTTCAGCCTTGACGTCATTGCGTGGATTTCGCAGCTTGGATAACTGCCGCAGTTCATCATGGGCGTCGACAACGCAGTTTACTACGTCCCATTCCGGGGCGTGCGAGTAAATCACATCGTCAATATTGGCACCCACTTCCACTGTCCTAACGCCGATCGACCTAGCGTAGCAATAATTACGCGCATAGTCGTTCCAAAACGACGCATGCGGATGCTCGCTGTCAAGTAGGCGTGGAATCACTTTGCGAGTACGCTGGCCATGCTCGAATCCGTCAACAACTTTGTCAAAAGTGACATAGTTGCGAGGAAAAGATTGAGCCAACCACTGCCGCTGCTCATCAGTTGCAGAGTACGGCACATTAACGGAAGAACCGAAATACGCCGCAACACTCGCGCAGTCAGCCGCGGATTGCTCCGGGCTCTGCATTCTCATTTTAACATAATTTGACATGATAAAGTTTCTAG